CAGAATCCGTCCCCACCTGCAATGCGTTCTGCACCGCAGCGGTATAGTGCTTGTTCCGGATCGCATCCCAGAACGCCTGCTTGTACGATGCGGACGCAGTGCCGGTACCGGCAGCTTTGCCGCTGTGAGGCTCTCCCAGAATGGGATTGCCGGCAGCGTTCATGGCAGCTTCCATTTCGTTGGCACGTTCCAGACGGGCAATATCACTGCCCAGATCGGTCAGTTCCTTTTCCATGGCTTCATACTTAGCAGCGTCCGCCTCGCTCATTCTGCCGTTGTGGGTCTTGGAATCCAGAAATGTTCTGGCGGTGTCCCACTTTGCAGCACGCTCCTGCCGGAGTGCTGTCAGACGCTGCAATCTTTCTGTCATAGTCATTCGCTTTTCCTCCTTACGGTTTCAGTAGGTTCAACCTTGCACGCAGCTGTGTAGCGTCCACGGTTTTGTCGCTTTTGCTCTGCCCCAGCTTTGCCAGAAACGACCGCATCGTCTGTTTCTGGGAATATGCCTGTGCAGGGGGTTCTTTCTTGTCGGGTTCGTCCGGCTCATCCGGTTCTCCCTCCGGCTTTTTGTCGGGTTCGTCCGGCTCATCCGGTTCTCCCTCCGGCTTTTTGTCCGGATCGTCCGGATTCTCCTCCGGCTCTTCTTTCTCCGGCTTTTTGTCCGGATCGTCCTCCGCGAACAGGATGCCGTCCACGAATCCCAGCCGCATTGCCTCGTTGGCGTTCAGCCACGTTTCCGCATCCATCATCTTCGCCAGACGATTCCGGGACAGTCCGGTCTTTGCCGCATAGGCGTTCAGAATGGATTCCTTGACTTCCTCCAGCACAGCGATCGCCTGCTCCATGTCCTTTTTCTCGCCGGCTGCCATGGTGGACGGATTGTGGATCATCAGCATTCCCACCGGACTGATGAGCGTGGTGTCCCCTGCCATTGCCACCACCGATGCAGCAGATGCGGCAATGCCGTGGATCTTC